ACGTCGTCGCGAAGGGCGCTTTCACGCGCACGCTGGTCGAGGCGAAGGACGCCGGCCGGATGCCCGCGATGCTCTGGCAGCACAACCCCGACGAGCCGATCGGCGTGTGGACGTCGATGCGCGAGGACGCGAAGGGGCTGTACGTCAAGGGCCAGCTTGCCGACACGCAGCGCGGACGCGAGGCGCTCGCGCTCATCAAGATGGGCGCACTCACCGGCCTGTCGATCGGCTACTCGACCGTAAGAAGCGAGTTCGACAACAACGCGGACGTGCGATTCCTCACCGACGTGGATCTGTGGGAGGTCTCGCCGGTGACGTTCCCGGCGAACGATCGCGCGCGCATCACGGCCGCCAAGAGCGCCGACATCAAGACACGACGAGATTTCGAGGGATTCCTGCGGGACGCCGGATTCTCTCGCGCCGACGCGAAGCGCATCGCTTCGCACGGGTTCGAGGCTGATCAGCGGGACGCTGACGACGCATCGAATGACGACCTGCTGAAAGTCATCGAAGCGGCACGCACGGCACTCGCCGGCTGACCGCATCACCGCATTCATTCAAGGAGTATTGACCATGAGTACCGAAATCAAGGGCGCCGTCGAGGCGCTTGCCAAGTCCGTCGAGGACTTCCGCGCTACGGACCGCGACTACAAGAGCCGCACCGAGGCCGAAATCCGCGAGGCTCGCGAGAAGGCCAGCGCCGCGATCGACGCCGCCGAAGCCGCCAAGAAGGCCGCCGAGGATGCGATCAAGCGCGCCGCTCGTTCGACCGTCGGCGCGTCCGGCGAGATCGACCCCGACAAGGCCGAGCACAAGAAGGCCTTCAACTCCTTCCTGCGCAAGGGCATCGAGACCGGCCTCGCCGATCTTGAGCGGAAAGCCGTCAACGTGACGACCGCCGGCGACGGCGGCTACGCGCTGCCGGAGCAGATCGAGTCCGTGATCGCGCAGCGCCTGCTCGAGATCTCGCCGGTCCGCTCGGTCGCGAACGTCGTGTCGGTTTCGACCAGCGATTACAAGCAGCTCGTCGACACCCGCGGCATGGCGTCGGGCTGGGTGGGTGAGGCTGGCGCGCGCACCGCGACCAACACGCCGACCTTCTACGAGGCCGCCGCGCTGATGGGCGAGATCTACGCGAACCCGCAGGCGACGCAGCAGTCGCTCGACGACCTGATGTTCAACGTCGAGGCGTGGGTCGCTGCTTCGATCGCTGACGAGTTCGCCTTCCGCGAGGGCGCGGCCTTCGTGTCGGGCGACGGCACCAACAAGCCGAAGGGCTTCCTGAACTACACGACGGCGGCCACGGCTGACTCGTCGCGCGCGTGGGGAACCCTGGAGCACGTTGCGACCGGCGTATCGGCCGACTTCGCCGCCTCGAACAAGGGCGACAAGCTGGTCGAGCTCGTCTACAAGCTCAAGGCCGGCCACCGCGCGAATGCGGTCTGGATGACCAACAAGGCCATCCTCGCCGAGATCCGCGCGTTCAAGGAATCGACCACGAATGCCTACCTGTGGCAGCCGGGCCTCGCGGCCGGCCAGCCGAGCACGCTGCTCGGTTACAACGTGGTCGAGGCCGAGGACATGCCGGCGAAGGCTGCTAACTCGCTCTCGATCGCCTTCGGCGATTTCCGCGCGGGTTACACCGTCGTCGACCGCGTCGGCATCCGCTCGCTGCGCGATCCGTACTCGAACAAGCCGTACGTCGGCTTCTACGTGACGAAGCGCGTCGGCGGCATGGTCGTGAACTCCGAGGCCATCAAGGTTCTTAAGTTCTCGGCCACCTGATCCGGTCGAGTCCGACCCCGAGAGGGGGCCACCTTCGGGTGGCTCCCTCTTTTTCTTTGGAGATTCTATGCAGATCGAAGTCATCAAGAGCTTCGCATACGCCTATGGCGGTACCGAGGTCGTGCAGTACTTGGCGGGTGAGGCGGTCGACGTCCCCGACGAATGCGCCGAGCTCGCGATTGCAGAAGGCTGGGCCACCGCGCCTGGCGTAAAGGCCGCGAAACCTGCGGCGAACAAGGCCCGCAAGGCCGCACCGGAAAACAAGTAAATGGAATACGGACTGCGCCTCGTCACCGGCCCGACGATCGAGCCGGTCTCGCTTGCCGAGATCCGCGCGCATTGCCGCGTCGACGAGTCGGCCGATGATGGGCTGCTCGCCGGCTACATCCTCGCCGCACGCGCGTACCTTGAGGCCACGACCGGCCTGTCGCTCGTTTCGCAGACATGGGAAATGACACTCGAAGAATGGCCGGACGAGGATTGCATCGAACTGCCGCGGCAGCCGGTGCAGTCGATCACCTCGATTCAGTACTACGACGCTACGAATACCCTGCAGACGCTCGGCGCGGGCGTCTACGAGATCGACGTCAACCGCTTCCCGGCCGAGATCGAGCTGACCGAGGGTTCGACGTGGCCGGCGACGTATGACCGGCAGGCCGCGATCCTTGTGCGCTTCGTGGCCGGCTACGGCAGCGCGCCGGGCTCAATCCCCGAGCCGATCCGGCAGGCGATCCTGCTGATGGTCGGCCACTTCTACGCCAACCGCGAGCAGGTCGTTCTCGGCGCCGGCCTCACCGCCACGCAGCTCCCGCTCGGCGTCGACGCGCTGGTCGCGCCGTACAAGGTGGTCGGCTTCTGATGCGCGCCGGTGCGCTCGATCGGCGCGTGACGATCGAATCAAAGACGGTCACGCGCGACGACTTCGGCGCCGAGGTCATCACCTGGGGGACTTTCGCCGAGGTGTGGGCCGAAGTCCGCGACGTGTCGGCCGTCGAAAAGGTCGTGGGCGAGGCGCGAACGATGGCCCGCCTCACGACGATTCGCACGCGCTATGTGCCGGGCGTGACCGGCGACATGCGCATACGGCTGAACACGGACGGCCGCGTCCTGCAGATCACTTCGATGGCCGAGATCGGACGCCGGCTCGGCTGGTCGTTCCTCTGCGAGGCTTACAGTGTTTGACCTCGAGGCGAAGTTCTCCGGGCTGAAAGAGCTTGAGCAGGTGCTTTCGACCCTGCCGACGAAGCTGCAGAACAACGTTTTGCGCGGCGCCTTGCGCGCGGCTGCGAAGCCGGTCGCCGAAGAAGCGCGCCGGCGCGTGCCGGTCAAGTCCGGGCGGCTGCGCGATTCGATCCGCGTGACCGCGGGCATCCGAAACAACCTGCCGAAATCGAAGGTCATCGCCGGCGGCAAAGGCACGAAGAAAAGCGTCGGCGCGTGGTACGCGCACATGGTCGAGGGCGGCACGGCCGCGCACGTCATCGTCGCGCGTCGCGGAAAAACCCTCTGGATCAACAACGTCCCCGTGGGCAAGGCCGTGAATCATCCCGGCGCGCGTAAGCAACCGTTCATGCGCCCGGCGATCGACGCGCGGCAGCGCGACGCGATCGAGGCATTTAAGGCGCACGTCGCCAAGCGCTTCACGAAGCTCGGGCTGGAAACACCAGAGCCGATTCCGGACGACCTCGAATGAGAGCAGAGAAGGTAATCCGCTCGCTGCTGGCTGCAGCGCCGTCGGTGTCCGCGCTCGTCGCGACCCGGATCTACCCGGCGCCGATCCCGCAGGCCACGACGCTCCCGGCGATCGGCTACTCGCACGTCTCGACGGTGCCGCTGAACACGCTCGACGCGTCGGCCGGCTTCAACCTCGTGCGCTCGCGGATCGAAGTATTCGCGATTGCCAAGAGTTACGCGGATCAGAAGGCGCTCGTCGAGGAGATCCGCAAGGCGCTCGACTATCAGCGCGGAACGATCGCGGGCGTCGAGGTCGTCTCGATCCTGCGCGACGTCTCGGGGCCGGATCTTCGCGACGACGACATGCAGCTATTCACGCAGGCGACCGACTTTCTCGTGACGCTCCGTGAGGTTTAACCGTTCGCCGCTGCGCGCGGCTTTTTTTGAGGAGTAACCGACAATGCCCATTGCAGCAGGCGTATTCAAGCAGCTGGCCTACAAGGCCGAGACCGTTTACGGCACCGTGCCGTCCGCATCCGGCGCGCAGTCGCTCCGGCGCGTGTCGTCCGACCTGTCCCTGACGAAGGACACCTATCAGTCGAACGAAATTCGGCTCGATCAGCAGATCGCCGACTTCCGGCACGGCGTGCGCCGCGTGTCCGGTAAGGTCACGGGCGAACTCTCGCCGCGCACCTATCAGGATTTCTTCGCCGCAGCGCTCCGTCGCGACTTCACGGCGGGCGTGTCTGCCGCGTCGGTCTCGCTGACGATCGCCGGCTCTGGCCCGACGTACACCATCACGCGCGGCTCCGGCTCGTACCTGACGGACGGCTTCAAGGTCGGCGACGTGGTGCGCATCACGGCCGGCTCGGTCAACGCGAACAACCTCAACAAGAACGCGCTGGTGGTCACGCTCACCGCCACGGTGGCGACGGTGCTCGTGCTCAACGGCTCGACGATGACGGCCGAAGGGCCGATCGCGACCTGCACGATCGCGGTGACCGGCCGCAAGACCTTTGTGCCGACGACCGGCCACACCGATCGGTCGTTCTCAATCGAGCACTGGTTCTCGGACGTGCCGACCAGCGAAGTGTTCGACGGCTGCAAGATCAGCAAGATCGCGCTGGCCCTGCCGCCGACCGGCATGGTCACGGTCGACATGGACGTCATGGGGCAGGACGTCACGACCTCGGCGTCGCAGTACTTCACCTCGCCGACCGCCGCGACCTCGACCGGCTGCCTGGCATCCGTGAACGGCATCCTGCGCCTCGGCGGCTCGACGATCGCCACGCTGACGGGCCTCTCGATCGAGATCAGCTCCAACCAAACCGGCGATCCGGTCGTCGGCAGCAACGTCGTGCCGCAGATGTTCCCCGGCCGCGTACTCGTGAGCGGGCAGGCGACGGCCTACTTCGATAGCGGCACGCTGCGCGACGCCTTCATCGCCGAGTCCGAGCTCGAGCTCATCGGCGCGTTCTCCACCGGCTCGGCCGCGAACGCCGAGTTTATGACCTTCGTCCTGCCGCGCATCAAGCTCGGCGGCGCGTCGAAGAACGACGGCGAGAGCGGCATCGTGCAGACGATCCCCTTCACCGCGCTGTTCAACTCTGCCGGCGGCTCCGGCACGACGACCGAGCAGACGACCATCGTCGTCCAGGACTCGGCCGCCGTCTAACCCTGACCCGGAATGCCGGCGCCGGCCGTTTCGCCTCCCTCGCAGGTGGCGGGCGGTCGGCGTCCGGTTTCCTTTTTTTCACCTGCGAGGACAAAGAAATGACCGAAGCTCTTTTCGACGTTGACTCGATCAACGACATCACGACCGCCGAGATCAATCTCAAGGTCAACGGCCAGCCGCTGCCGGGCGTGTTCGTCACGCTCGCCGGACCCGAGCACAAGACGCGCAAGCAGTACGCGCTCGACAGGGCCCGCCGGATGCGCAAGCAGCTCGCGCGCACCGGCAAGCTCGAACTCGACGACCCGGTCGACGAGCAGGAGGACGAGACCGCGCACCTCGCGGCGTGCGTCCTCGCGTGGCGCGGCATCGGCAAGGCCGGCGCTGCCCTCGAATGCACGCGCGAGAATGTCGTCGCGCTGCTGAACGATCCCGCAAAGGGCTGGTTCCGCCGCTCCGTGAAGGAGGCATTTGACGACGTCGAGAATTTTATCAAGCGCTCCGCCGCGCCCTGATCGGGGCCGTCGAGCGCGAAATCGAACTCGGCGCGCGCCTTGAAGATGGCGCGTCTCTCCGCACCCACCTGCAGCGCTTATACCAGTCCACCGGGACGCTGGACCCTCGCCTAGAGGCTCCGCCGATCCCGGCGGCTGGCCGCGCGCTGTATGAGATTTACGTCTCCCTCGCGGCGTCGCGACGCTCCGGCATGGGGCCGTCGCCGCTCGCGCTGGTCGACATCGACGCGTATTGCCGGCTGACCGGCATCACGCTGACCGGCTGGGAACTCGATACCTTGTTTCTGATGGACCAGACCGCCCTCGCGGTCGCGAACAAACCGAAGGCACCGACAGAATGAGCGTAGTTTCTGCCCTCGAAATCGAGATGTTCGCGAACATGGCCCGCCTTCGGCAGGACATGGAAACGGCAAAGGGCGTCGTCGGCGGCGCGGTATCGTCGATCGAGAAAACGTTCAAGGGTCTCGGCGTGGCGCTCGGCGCTGCGGCGTTCGGCGCGTGGATCAAGTCCGCCGTCGATGCGGCCGACGAGGCGTTCAATCTGTCGCAGAAGATCGGCGTCGCGGCGTCCGACATCGGCGGGCTGCGGCTCGCGTTCGAGCAGGCCGGGCTGACGAGCAACGAACTGAAAAAGACGTTCGCGCTGCTCTCGACGGACATTGCCAACAACAGCGCGAAATTCAAGACGCTCGGCATCGACCTGCGAAACGTCGACGGTTCCGCGAAGTCGAACATCCAAGTGTTCGGCGAGCTGGCCGACCGTTTTGCGAAGATGAAGGACGGCACGGACAAGACCGCGCTTGCGGTCGAGATCTTCGGCAAGAAGATCGGCCCGGATCTGATCCCGATTCTGAATCAGGGCAGCGCCGGGCTCGCGGACATGCGACGGGCGGCGGACGAGCTCGGCCTGACGATCAACGACGAGACCGCGGCGGCGGCTGACAAGTTCAACGACTCGCTCGACCTGCTCAAGAGCCGGCTCAAGGGCGTAATGGTCGACGCGCTCACGCCGATCCTGCCGCGGCTCGCGGAATTCACCGAGCGCATGTCCACGGCGTCCGGCTCCAGCACGACGCTGCAGATGGCCGCAAAGCTGCTCGGCGGCGCGTTCACGGCGATCGTGAACATCGTTCTCGGCGTGATCGGCACGTTCGACGCGCTCGCGATCCGCATCGAGACGCTCGGCAAGGCTACCGTGAAATTCGCCACCGGCGACTTCGCAGGAGCAAGCGCCGAGATCGAGCGCGGATCGAAGGAGATCGCCGCCAACTGGAACGCGCTGTTCGGCTCGCAGCAGAAGGCGCTCGAAGAAACGAAGAAATCCGCCGACGGCACGAAGGCCGCCTATTCGGAATCGGCCGAGCGCATCCGCGAGAACCTCAAGGCCGTCGAGGAAGCCGAGAAGGCGCGGCAGGCTGCATTGAAAGCGTCGACCGAGGCGTACAACAAGACGGTCGATGCGATCGACAAGGCGCTCGCGACCGCGCAGGCCGAGATCGACGCGGGCGGCAAGCTCACCGACGCGAAGAAGCTTGAACTCGACGTCCGCGCGAAGCTCAACGATGCGACGGTGCGGCTCACGGCCGCGCAGAAAGCGGAGATCGAGACCAAGCTTGCAGCCGCGCAGGCCGCGATGGCCGACCGCGACGCGCAGAAGGCGGCCGACGAGGCGCGCAGGAAGCTGTCCGAGTCGATCGGCAAGCAGAACGAGGACTTGGTCAAGCAGATCGAGGCGCAGCAGAAGGCGAACGCGGAATCCGGCCTGACGACGCAGCAGATCGCGCGCCTTGAAATCCAGCGCCTGCGCGATGCGGCGGCGACTGCGCAGCAGAATGCGCAGCTGCGCATCCAGTCGGGCATCAACGACGAGGTGACGAAGGAATACCAGGCGCAGGCCGAGAACCTGCGCAAGCTGGCCGACGAGAAGGAGAAGGGCGTCCACGTCGAGGCCGCGCAGCAGGCGCGCGATGCGTGGGCCGAGACCACGAAGTCGATTTACGACGGGCTCACGGATGCGCTGATGCGCGCGTTCGAGTCCGGGAAGGGCTTCATGGACGCTTTCAAGTCCACGCTCAAGAACGCCTTCAAGACGCTGGTCCTCGAACCGACGATCCGCGCGGTCATGGGTCCGGTGGCCGGCGCGGTCGGCAGCCTGTTCGGCGGCGTCGCGAACGCCGCGGGCGGCGGGGCGGGCGGCGGCCTGGGGATACTCGGCCAGATCGGCGGCCTCGGGACGCTCGGCGGCGTATTCGGCGCCGGCATCACGGGCGGGCTTGCGTCGTACCTTGGCGGCGCTTCGGCCGTCGGCGGCCTGATGAGCGGCGGATTTTCGGCGCTCGGAAGCAGCGTCGCGGCCGGCAGCTTGAGCGGTATCGCGGCGTCCCTCGGCACGCTCGCCGGCACGCTCGGCCCGATCGCGCTCGGCATCGGCCTGCTCGTCAAGGGCTTCTCCCGCGGCCCGAAGACGACGACCGAGACCGGCATTGACGGCATGATCGGCGGCGGCGAGGTCGACGCGCGCCAGTATTCGAACTGGATCAAAAAGGGCGGCTGGTTCCGAAGCGACAAGCGCGGCGTCGATTACTCGGCGCTCGGCGCCGACACGGCCGCAGCGCTCGACCAGACGGCGCGTGCGGTCTACGACCAGTCGCGCCTTTTTGCCGAAGCGGTCGGTCTCTCGGGCGATGCGCTCTCGAAGGTTCAGACGCAGATCCGCGTCAAGCTCGGGCAGGACGAGGAAGCGAACAAGGCCGCGATCGAGGCGGCGTTCGCAGCATACCGAGAGGATCTCGCCAACTCGCTCGGCGAATCGCTGTCGCCGTTCCAGAAGGCGGGCGAGACGCTGGCCGACACGCTCGAACGCCTCGCGCAGCTCGCGACGTTCTCCAACGACATCAACCAGCTCGGCGGCGTGTTCTCCACGATCGCGAGCCTGTCGGTGTCCGCGCGCGAGGAGCTGATCGGCTTCGCGGGCGGCATGGAAGCGCTGCTGCAGAAAGCTTCGTCTTTCGTCTCCAGCTACTACAGCCAGGACGAGCAGTTCGGCCTGCAGGCGCGGCAGATCCAGAAGGCGCTGGAATCGCTCGGCATCACGGCCGCGCTGTCGTCGCGCGACGACTTCCGGCGGCTCGTCGAGTCGCAGGACGTGAGCACGAGCGAGGGCCGCAAGACCTTTGCCGCGCTGCTCGACATCGCGCAGGCGTTCGCGCCCGTGGGGCAGTTCCTCGAGCAGAACAAGAAGTCCCTAGACGAGCTCGCGAAGGCCGCGCCGCAGGTCAAAGTCCTCGAAAGCATCCTTGAGGATTCCGAGACGCAAACCGAGTGGGCCGAGAAGCAGGCCGCCGCAACCGACCGCGTGTACGACGGCATCGTCGACCTCGGCGACATCTTCGCGAATGCGATGGCCGGCAACTCGGCGGCGATCGAGGCTCTGCGCGCGTCAATCGAGGCCGGCCTCGCGCAGGTCGCATCGAACACCAACGCGACGAACAAGCTTCTCGACTCGTGGGACAACAACGGCTCCATGGCCACGACGGCGGTGCCCTGATGAAACTCATCAAGCCGGTGTCCATCACGGACGCGATCCTGATCTCGTCGACCGTCGCGGAACCTGCAGCGGGCGAAACGGCGTGGGTGAGCGGCACGACCTACGCGCTCAACGACATCGTTATTCGCACGCAGACGCACCGAAAATACCGGCGCAAGGTCGCGGGCGCGGGTACGACGGCGCCGGAGTCCGACCCGACGAACTGGGAGGACTACGCGCCTACGCTGCGCTGGGCGATGTTCGACCAAGAGGTCAACACGCAGACGACCGGCACGTCGCCGCTCACGGTCACGATCGCGCCCGGCATTGTCAATTCGCTCGCGCTGATCGAGCTCGTCGGCTCGCAGGTCGCGATCACGGTGACGGATGGAGCGGGCGGGCCGACCGTCTACTCGGCGACGATCCCGCTCGAAACGTCGAGCGTCACCGACTGGTACTCGTACTTTTTCGAGCCGTTCTCGCAGCGCGGCACGCTCGTCCTCACCGACCTGCCGCCCTACGCATCCGCGCGCGTGACCATATCGATCACCGGCACCGGGACGCTGCGCTGCGGCGGCTTCGTCGTCGGCACGGTCTACACCATCGGCTCGACGCAGTACGGCGTCACGGCCGGAATCCGCGACTACTCGAAGAAGGAGACCGACTCCGCCGGCGCGGTGCAGCTCGCCGTCGGGAAGTTCTCCAAGCGCATGCGCGCGCGGCTGCAGGTGAGCGCGGGCGCGGCCGGGTCGATCCAGACGCTGCTTTCAAACTTGCGCGCAACGCCGGTCGTGTGGATCGGCGACGACACGGGCGCGAACGAGGCGCTCACGATCTTCGGCTTTTACAGGGATTTCGAACTCGACGTGTCGTATCCGACCGTCAACCACTACTCGCTCGACATTGAGGGGATGACCTGATGCCCACGTCACCGACGCCAATTACCGCGCTGCCGACTCCGCCGAGCCGCAGCGATTCGGCCAACTTCGCGACCAGAGGCGATGCGTTCCTCGGCGCGCTGCCGACGTTCCGCAGCGAAGCGAACGCGATCGCGGCCAACGCCTTCGACAACGCCGTCGAGGCCGAGGCCGATGCGGTCGCGGCTGCGGCATCGCAGGCCGCTGCGGCCGCGTCCGAGTCCCTCGCCTCGAGCATGGCCGCGGCTGCGGCATCGGCTGCGACGGCTTCGGCATGGGTGAGCGGCACGACGTACAGCCTCGGCGCGGTCGTCTACTCGCCGGCCAACGGTCGCGGGTATCGGCGCATGGTCGCAGGCGCAGGCACGACCGACCCGAGCGCCGACGCCGTCAACTGGTCTCCGCTCGTGCCGGACGGTGTGCCGGCGTTCGTCATTCAGTCTTTCGGAATCGTTTAAGGAGCATCCATCATGGGCATCAACGCCAACTACGCATCCACGCCGCGCGCCGCGCTCGGGCAGGTCTCGACCGCCAACACCGCGCGCGACGGAACCGGCACGCTTGCCACGATCTTCACGGCGGGCAGCTCGGGCTCGCGGATCGACGACATCAAGATACAGGCCACCGGCACGACCACGGCTGGCGTCGTGCGTCTGTTCCTGCACGACGGCACGAATGCGCGTCTGTTCGCCGAGATCCTCGTCTCGGCCGTCACGCCGTCGACAACCGTCGAGGCGTGGTCTGCAACGCTGCTCAACCAGGCGATCGTGATCCCGTCCGGCTGGTCGCTGCGGGCTTCGACGAACAACGCCGAGACCTTCAACGTGATCGTCAATCGCGCCGGAGACCTGTGACATGAATCCGGGCATTTTCGCCGGCATTCCCGGCACCGTGAGCGATTCCGTCTCGCGTTTCGTCCAGTCCGGCGTCATTTCCACGTCGCGCACCGTACCCGTGCCGGCCGGCGTCAAGCGCATCGAGGCGCTGCTCGTGGGCGGCGGTGGGGGCGGTGGCAATACTTCCATTTTGGGCGGTGGCGGTGGCGGCTTCGGCGGTGCTGCCGTCATCGAAATCCCGATCACCGGCCAGCCGCTGCAGGTCGTGATCGGCGCAGGTGGCGCGGCTGCTGACCCCGGCACGAACGGATCACCGACAAGCATCACATCTGGCGGCACGCGCTACGCCGAAGTCGGCGGCGGCGGCGGCGGCGGCGGTTCAACCACCGTTGCCGGCCAGCCGGGCCGCTCTGGCGGCGGCGGCGGCGGCGGCAGCGCAAATAACAACGGCACGGGCGGCACGGGCGGCGCTCCGCCGATCGGGCGCGTGCTGTGGTCGGCGTACCCGCAGGACGGCCGTCAAGGCGCTGCATCCGTCGTCGCAGGCGCAGGCACCGGAGGCACTGGCAACAACGGTTCCAACGGCGGAAACGGGTCATTTGGCGGCGGCGGCGGCGGCAACGGCGGCGCAGCGGCGGCGGCCGTCTCTACCACGCCGGGCAACGGCGGTGGTGGTGGGGCAGGCGCTCAAAGCGGTGGAAACGGAGCGGACGGACGTTTTGGCGGCGGCGGCGGCGCTTGCGGCAACCCGGCCAACTCTGGCGTCGGCGGGTCGCTGACTTCGGTGTCGATCTGGGGGTTTACCGGATTCGCGGGCGGAACGGGATCAAGCGGCGTCAATGCTAACGGCGGTGGCGGCGGCGGACTGCTCGGCGCTGGGCAGAACCACAACGCGGGCGCGGGCGGCGGCAACGGTGGCGGTGGCGGTGGCGGCGGAACTTCCACAGCCGCCGGCGCCGGCGGCAACGGCTTCGCGGTCCTTCGCTTCTACTTTTGAGGTCGTGACATGACAAAGAAATATGCAATCGTGAAAGGCGATCTCGTCGACGGGATCGCGCTCGCAGACGCACCGATGTCGACTGACGGGACGTGGGTCGACCTCGACGGCATCGAGCCGCAGCCGGGGCCGGGCTGGACTTACAGCGACGGCGCGTTCTCGCCGCCTCCTCCTGTCGTCGATTCGCGCCCGCCGATCATCACGAAGCTGGCCTTTCGATTCCGCCTCACGGATCAGGAGTACATCGGCATTCTCGCAGCCGCGAAAACCGAAATCGCTGTGCAGGCGTGGCTCGAAACCTTCAACATGGTGACGCAGATCAACCTCGCGGACGCGCGCACGGTCGCGGGCGTGCAGCAGCTCGCGGCGCTCGACCTGCTCACGGACGAGCGCGCGGCCACGATCCTGACCGCGCCGGTAGTCGAGGAGGAACGGCCGTGAGCAGCGCGCAAACCGTGCAGCGCGCAGCAGACGCAGCGGCAGCGGGATCGGTCGCGGCGGCGGGCGCGTCGTGGCTGTCCCATGCGAACGAGATCATTTCAATGATCGCCGGCGTGATCGCGATCATCGCCGGCCTGTTCGCCATCGCGGTGCATTTCCGCAACCTGCGCCGACCGCCGCCGTCGGCCTGACCGCATGACCGTCGAACCTTCGTGGCTCGCGCGAGCGCGCGGGCATATCGGCGTGCGCGAAGTTCCTGGGCGCGGCGACTCGCCGGTTATCCAGCGCTGGCTGCGGTCGCTGCGGGCGTGGTGGAGCGACGACGCAACGCCGTGGTGCGGCGTATTTGTCGCGGCAATGATGCAGCCGGAAGGCTTCGCGCTCCCGAAGCACTGGTACCGCGCGCGGGCGTGGCTCGAATTCGGCCAGCGCATTCCGGTGCCGAATGTCGGCTGCATCGTCGTGTTCGAGCGCGAGGGCGGCGGACACGTCGGCTTCGCGGTCGGGTACGACGACCAGCGCCGGCTGATGGTCCTCGGCGGGAATCAGGGCGACGCGGTGAGCATCGCGCCGTTCGACCGATCGCGCGTCATCGAATTCCGCTGGCCGATCAACTCCACCGCGCAGCAGATCGCGCTTCCGCGCGTCGATTCGCGCGGCTTGCCTACATCCCGAAACGAGGCTTGACCCCATGGAAAAGTTCATCGAATCCCTGCGCGGCGCGAAGAAGTCGCGTCTGGTCTGGCTCAACACCGCCGCCGTGATCGCCGCGACCCTGCTGGCCGACGGCGACGTGCGCGCGTTCGTGCTCGTGCAGATCGGCGCGGACGGTCTCGCGCGCGTGGCCGCGGGCGTCGCTGCTCTCAACATCGTCCTGCGATTCGTCACCACGAAGCCGCTGGCGGAGAAATGAAGCGCGCGAAGAAGATCGCCGTCGTCCAGATCGAGGACGGCAAGTGGTATCGCGCTCGCGGATACACGCACACCGAATGCTGCGACTGCGCGCTTGTGCATCGCGAGGAACTACGGCTCGTCGATGGGCATCTTGAGTTCCGCGCAATGCGCGACGACGCCGCCACCGCAAAGCGTCGCAAGGCGCTCGGAATTAAGGTCACCCGCGAGGATTGAATGCGCGCCAAAGTCACCGACGACCAGATCATCGCCGCCCTGCGAGAGTCCGGCGGCATCCGTGCCGTCGCGGCGCGCAGGCTCGGCATCTCGACGAACGTGATGGCCGGCCGAATCAACCGGCTGGTCGGCGCGGGCGTCGCAGTCCCCGAATCAACCTATGACCCGGCGCGAATGCAGCAGCAGCGCTTCGGCGCGCCGGTGAAAGAGCAGCCGCAGAAACTCGCGTCGATCGAAATGCCGATTTTGCCAAGCGGCAAGATCGACATCCGCGAGCTGATCGACCGGCGCAAGTCCGCATTCGCCCGCAAGGACGAGGCCGCGAAGGCGCGCAAGCTCATCCCGGTGCGCGTCAAATCCACCGAGCCGATCGGCATCACGCTGCTCGGCGATCCGCACGTCGACGATGACGGGACCGACCTCGGCAAGCTCGAGCACGACATCCGCACGATCCAGAACACCGACGGCCTGTACGCGGCGTGCATCGGTGACCTTCAGAATCAGTGGGTGGGCCGTCTCGCGAGGCTATGGGGTGAGCAGGAGACGACCGCATCGCAGGCGTGGCAGCTCGTCGAGTGGCTCATCACCGAGCTGCGCGACGACTGGCTGTTCATGGTCCAGGGCAATCACGACCATTGGGCCGGCACCGGAGATCCGCTGCGGTGGATTCAACGGCAGGCCGGCGTCACGCTGACCGGAGACCATACCGTGCGCGTCGCGCTGCGATTCGCGAACGGCGCCGAGGTCAGGATCGCCGCCCGCCACGACTGGCCGGGCAACAGCATGTGGAACCCGTCGCACGGCCAGCTGCGCGCGGCCTCGCTCACGCATCACGACCACATCATCGTGAGCGGCCACAAGCACACCGGCGGGTATCAGCTGTTGCGCATCCCGGCGACCGGAATGCTGGCGCACCTTTTGCAGCTCGGCTCGTACAAGATCCACGACGGCTATGCCGACGCGCTCGGCCTGCCGTCGCGCCTGATCGCGCCCAGCTGCACGGTCATCATCGACCCGCAGGCCAGCGAGCTCGGCCTCGTCAGGGTCGAGCATGACATCGACGCGGCGGCCGACTATCTGACATGGCTGCGCAAGCGAAGGAAGGCGGCATGACCGACCCGATAAATCCGACCCACTACCGCGCGGGCGACATCGAGTGCATCGACGCGATCCGCGCGCAACTCTCGCCGGCCGAGTGGCAGGGCTACCTGCGCGGGCAGATCGCGAAGTACAACTGGCGGCTGGGCCTCAAGGACGCGGCCGAGCAGGACGCGCGAAAACTGCTCTGGTACGCCTCGATGCTCGCCGGCGTCGATCCGCGCGGCCGATGATCCCGCCCTGGCTGACCCTGCGGCTGGCCGCATACGGGGCCGCCACGGCGGCGCTCGCCCTCGGCCTATGGCTCGCCTATGGGTGGGCCTACGACCGCGGCGTCGGGGCCGAGCGGGCGCGCTGGCAGGCGTCCGTCTCCGAGGCCGGCGAGCGATTCGCCGAGGCGCTTGCGGACCAGCAGGCGCGAATCACCGCGCTCGACCGCGACCTGACCGAGGCCCGGCGCCGGGCGACCAAGACCCGAGAGAGGCTCACCGATGCGATCCAGACCGACCCGGCCGCTGGCGACTGGTCTCGCGTGCGCGTTCCTGACCGCGTGCGCGACGCCTTCGCCGATCATCGAGCGCTGCCCGGCGATCCCTGACGCGCTAACCGAGCCGTGCCGGCCGACGGTGCGCGAAATCGTCACCAATGGCGACTTGGCGCGGGCGTATGTGGACGCGCAGGAATGCGTCGAGGAATCGACGCTCAAGCTGCGGGCGATTCGTGACCTTGCCGGGTGTCGATCCGAGCGGAAACGGTAGCCGAAAAATCCGGCCTTCCCAGCGTCGAGCGAGTGTCCAAAACGAAAAACGCGCTCCCGTAGAATCAAAGGGTTACCGGCGCGTAGGTGACCGTTTCTTTTTGGACAGTGCTGTTCCTTTTTGCCGGTGATTTCAAGCATTTGCCTGCGCTTTTGGCTAGTACTGCTGCATTATCTGCGTGTGCGGAGAAGTCTTT